CCGAAACAAATACACACCAGACCCTATGTTCGGAGTCTTCAGGTCCGGTGCGAGCTGCGTAGGGTGCTTGCCAGGGCACCACACAGACTAAATCTGTGCCGCTGCAGGGACACCAGGTGAGCCTACCACCTTAGCATCCAATGGAGCCGTATGTCTGGACTGTAGTACTTACGCCGCAGATCCTCCCCTTTGGGGCCGGGGATAACACGCGTGGGTCTCGCCAAGTAAGGAATGTGCAGCTCTGGGTCTGCAATTTTCCTACACCTAGTGTAGCCGCTCCAGTGTTCCACATACTGCGTTGGTGCTAGATCAGATACATCAACATGGGATTGTGCCTCTCGGAACCTTCGTTCAAGTTCCTCCTGGACTCCTATGGACATGCCGAACAGCTTGGCGACCAAAATGCGGTCGCTTAAAACTGGTTCGCAATCGTCCAATTTAACATTCCTCATGTGTGCTACATTAATCCGCTCCCACCACCCTGTGGCCCTCTGGCCTTCATACCACAACAAATACTGCTCCAGCTTAGATCGTTCGAACCCGTTAACACGCAATAGCCATTGAGACAATTCGTGTATGACCGGGCAACCAGGATACTGAGCCAAATACGACAGCCCTTTAACAATACCGAGCATTCTGCGAGTTTCCTTGCGCGAACGCAAGTAATCATCAGACGCCCAGCTGGCTGTCATTACCGCTTTCCATGGATTCGCCAAAGTCCTCATCGAATCGGGGTGGAAAACCACACCACAAAACGATGATTCATAGTAACGCTCAACAGGGATAAGCTTTATTAAGAACCCGAGCTCCTCAAACTGCGCCGCCGTAGGCTGGCGGCCGTTATGAACAAAGAGCCCATCATCACCCTCAACAACGCCCCTAAAAATGGTGGCACCGTTGATCTTCCGGGCGACGAACTCATTGACCACTAGGTTAGAAAACCCATTAAAGAGGGAGGTGGTCATCTCCCCAGAATGCCGGCGTGCTTTCATCCAGCCGACAAACAGCTTGCTCATAATCGTCACTTTACACGTCCGCGACAGCATATCCACTGCCCCTTCGGTCGCGAGAAAATTCGACAACATAAATTCTGCCATTTGGAGCTCAACAGCGGCCTTAATCTCCGCCACGAATGAAGCCTCGAAGCTAGAATAATCCGAGTTATAGCAATTAAGTCCCTCTCCATCACAAATATCTGCGATGTACTTGGGCCAATGCTCACGAGGAATCTTCTTGATGAAGAAAGGCAGCGCGAATAGCTTCTCCTCAATGGCATGAGCAAGGGGCCCTTGAACGACCTTCTCCAGATCACTCGGGGAAGAGATGATCCGGTGATATTTGGGCTGGTCGTAGAACTCCTTCTTCACAAAACCTTTTTTCTTCCGGAGCACCTGAGCTGACAGCTCAGAGTCCAGAAACTGCTGGTAGGCCTTGCGGTATTCCTCTTTTACTGACAATGGCTGATTGACCTGAGCCAACCACTGCTCAAAGTCCAGCACATCATCCACCGTCAGCGGCGTGAGGTTTCGCCTGCACCATTTTCCCACGAAGCGCCTCAGCTTCCTCAAGAGCCGCCTGTTGAGAGGCGGCCTATCGTGCCAAAGTCGCTTCAATGCCCCTTGACCTGCAGAGAGAGGATCGGAAGTGTTAGGTCTGAAGTACGCGGCTCCCTTAACCATGTGGTTCAAACCAATCATGGCCGGCCGGCGCACCTCGGGGTTACTAGTCGCTATAGTTTGCAGCTTTGTATCCCCTTGCTTAGGCTTGTAGTGTTCATCAGTGAGCGGTTCAAGCGCCACTTCATCCACATTATAGCCATACAAAAACACCTCCTCCCCTTCCCCACAGCCCTCAAGGGGCATTAGTACCCCCAATCCTGGTGCTGATTGGGGTTTCCGCTAAACCTCTCCTTAAGTGCAAGATGCATCACCAAACAGTAAACTCGAGAGGTCTGGAAGATCTCCGGACCACTCGGATGGTTGAAGTTACCCATGATGCTACCGTTCGTGTTGAATGACTCACGAAGGAAACGGTCTGTGTCTTGGAAGGAATAGTGGAAATTCATGAACCGTGGATGCGTGGTCATCCAGTTCACGTAAGTTAGGTCTAGCACCTTGTTGTCCAATGGCGGAACAGTGCTTCGGAAACAAGCTCTAAGCTCTTCCGGATCGACTGGTATCTCGGCTGGGGCTTCCCATTTAACCTTAAACCACCGCTGACGCCCATAGTCTGTATGCACACCCAAGTTGTTCTCCGCACTGAGCGTATCCCTAAACAGGATCCTTTCAGTGCGAGCTCGGATTTTAAACTCACAGCCGAAGCCCTTTAGAAACAGGCGTTCGAGACGTGTGTAGTCGTGCAAAGCTCTCTTAAGCTTCTTCAGCGGGCCCAACAGCTTAACCTCAGCGGTGTGCTGCACCTTTGCTGGGTTTGAACGCGCCAATCCTTTCGCGGCGAGGAACGAAATGTTCCTACGATCCGTCCTAAAGTAATTGCGCAAACTGTCGTAAGCTTCGACATCCATATCATACTGCACATCTTCCAAGTCCAGTGAGAGAGTGAACCTGTGTATGACCCTGATCACCAGGGTCTTAGGACCCAGATCTTCCCACAGGACCAAACGTAGGAGAACCAGGTGTGGGTGTACCTTTGAACAAAGTACACCCAATGTGCTGTACATAAAGATAATTGCAAATGTTAATGGCAGATGAAAATCTAGAGTAGTAATCACCCGCCAAACCACCTGGTAGTTGTACAAACCCCACAAAGATTCGCCCCTCAACAACAAGAGGTAAACCCACAAAGGGGGGAAGATCCACAGGATCCCCGACTCTGAGCTCAACTTGTAATAGGACCGCAAGGAAAACTTAGGGCGGTTCCAGAACTTCCTAACCGCCCTACTAATACGGCGGTATATGAAGACTGGTCGTAACACCAGGAAGGCAGACAGCAAGAAAGAAGGGAGGTAATAAAAACCCTCCATCCAACCGGTGGGGTGACGGCCGTCCAAAATCACCCACCGCATTAGCCAAACGCTAAATTCCAAACACTTATACCAGTGAAGGAGAAACAGGTAAATGATGACAACAGAACGTACCAAAACATAAACCTGAATATAGTTGAACTCCAAATTAACCGGAACCAACTCGCGGTACTCAAGCGGACGAGCACCTGCACCACCTTGCCCAAAGTGATGCGTTTCTAAGGCTGCAACAAATTCGTCGGCCTCCAACAGGATTGCCCCCATGGATTCCGCCGGGTCCAGGATTCGCTCACGGAATTGGTCAACGGTCCTAAAACGACCAAACCCCATGAGCGTGAAACATTCGGGGACAGAGAGGCCCAACCTTGTTGCCAGGGTTCGGATCCGTTGCATGTAGCAGTCAAACTGATTTTGCCTGACTACCATGACTGCATGCCTCTCCACTTCCGCCGCTATCTCCGCCGCTTCGTGAGCTTCTTTCTGCTTCTCACGCTCTGCATCCCTTGCCGCCGCCTCTTTAATCGCCGTCTCCTCAAGAGAAGCTTCCACCAAAGCCTGTGAACTGGCCTGGCGGTTAACCTCGGGTTCTTTTCTCCCTTGAGTGTCATTCGGCTTACCCCCCTTTTGGGAATTATCCGCACGGCAATGCCTAGAATGATGATTCGAGGCACCACACTTGGTGCAGTTGTCTTCCCACTTCCGCCCCTTCTTTGGGGCAGAAGAAGATCCACTAACATTCCCGGGCTTCCCTCCCGGCGATTTGGTCCGTGGCTCACCAGACCCTGACAGTGTTTGGTCTTTCTCCTGGTCACTGCTAGACCCCAACAGAGCTCCTGGCTCTGTTTGTGGGGATTCTCCCCCCCGCCCGCTATTTCCTGACTTTCCGCTATGCCCGTCCACTGGGTTCCGGGCCAACCCCCCTATGCTGAGAGGGGCAGACCGTTCCGCCAGCTTCGTGGACAAAGTTTCATCTGCAGGAGCAGACGGGGTAGGATTGTCCCCACCCCTCGGTGCTAAAGTATCAATGGAAGATTCCATGACCAACAAAAGCGCACCAACAA